TAAAAATTTACAACCAAAAAGAAAAATAAAAAAAAAAGAACGTAAATCAACTGAAAAAAAGAAGGAAAAAAAAGAAAAGAAGGAAAAGAAGGAAAAGAAAGAAAAGAAGGAAAAGAAAGAAAAGAAAGAAAAAAAGGAAAAAAAAGATAAATAAATTAAATTGATAAATAATATTAAATATTAATTATCTATTAATCGTATGAAGAAACTTCTTTTATCATCACTTCCTCCATTAAAAGATATTATTGATGATTTAAAACCTAGTGATAGTGATCATGTTTGTAGTAATAAAGATTTAGAAATGTTACAAGATAGCATATTTGAAATAATTGACGAATACATAAGAAATAACGTAGAAAAATATAAGTTTGAAGATTTTAATGAATTAATTCAAGAATATGTGTATGATATATTGCAAGTAACATATATAGATTTACACGATTTATTTTATGACATTGATGTGAATGATATTATACAAAATACAATGATAATTTATTTTCAAAGTAAAAATAATCCACGTTCATATAAAAATACATTTGATACATTTGAAGATATGAAAATAGTAAAAAAAAGAATAACATATGTTTCTAACATTCCACAACCATCACAAAATACAAATGAATGGTATAAATATAGATACAATAGATTAACTGCTAGTGATATATATAAAGCATTAGATACACAGTCAAAAAAAAATGAACTTATTTTTAAAAAATGTAAACCATTAAATTTAAAAAAATGTAATAATGTTAATACAAATTCAGCAATGCATTGGGGTCATAAATATGAACCATTATCAACTATGTTATACGAAGATAAGTATGATACAATTATTAAAGAATTTGGATGTATAACACACGATAAATATGATTTTTTGGGTGCTTCACCAGATGGTTTAAATGTTAAAGAAGGTAACCCACGTTATGGTAGATTATTAGAAATAAAAAATCCAACTAGTCGTAAAATAAATGGTATACCAAAAAAAGAATATTGGGTTCAAATGCAATTGCAAATGGAAGTATGGGATTTTAATTATGTTGATTTTTTAGAAACATCTTTTAAAGAATATGAAAATGAAGAAGGATTTTTAAATGATGGAACATTTAAAAAAACAAAAGAAGGTAAAATAAAAGGTATTATATTACAATTTCAAGATGCTACAAATAATCCCTATTATGAATATATGCCAATAAATTTATCAAAAGAAAAATATGATAGTTGGTATGAAGAAATATTTAAAAAAAATGCAGAAAATAACTTTATATGGATTACAAATATATATTGGAAACTAGAAGATGTATCTTGTATTTTAGTTCCTAGAAACAAAAATTGGTTTAATTATGCTTTGCCTCATTTTAAATCTGTTTGGGATACAATAGTAAAAAAAAAAAAAACAGGTTCATCTCATCGTGCTCCTAAAAAAAAAAATAAACCAGTTCCAGAGAAAACACCGCCAATAACATTTAAAATTCATACAGAATCATTTGATGAAATAATATTTGATGAAAACGAATTGAAAATATAATACTATTATATTTTATGTATTCATCAATGATTGATATTTATACTATTCCTACAAATTTTATATATTTTTTTATAATAATAGGTTTATTCGATTATGTATTGATTTATTTATTTGGTAAAAAAAGCAGATGGTTTCAACTACATTCCATAACAAATTTATACATTTGTTATTTAATATACGATGATGTTAAAAATGTATTAATGAACCCTGTATCAAGTTTAAATACATTAGTAAAAAGTGATTCTGTATTCACGTGTATATCTTTACATACATATCATTGCGTTATGTTTAATTTAACTCCTATGGACCGATTTCATCACGGTTTATTTGTTTTCCTAGGAGCAGTTCCAATGCTTTTGTTTTGGAGAGGACCATTTATACAATTAAATATGCTTTCAACTTGTGGTTTGCCAGGAGCAATAGATTATTTTACATTATGTCTTGTTAAACACAATTACATCCATAAATTAACACAAAAAAATATTTCAGCAATTATTAATAACTATATAAGGTTTCCAGGAACAGTTATTGCTTCAACATTATGTTATATTGGATACATGGAAAATAAAATAATATTACATCCTGTATGTATTATTTATGGAATGTATCTTACTTATTTTAATGGTGCGTATTTTTCAAAACTAGCAATAGAAAATAACATGGTTCATAAAATAAATCATCGTAATTTACTAGTATCAGGAACACAAAAATAATTTACTCTATTACAACTTACCTGTGGTGGTTGTAATGTAGTTATTTCCCCGATATTTCGCTGTATTGGATTCATACTCTGACACATATTTGCTCTTATAGATGTTCCATTACATGTTTTCATTTCTATTTTTTGATTGTTTGTTATTTGTGCGTATGATGCCATTGGTGTTTTTGGATATAATTTTGATATTGTATAATATGTATCATTATTTAATTCCTTACCTTTATATGCGTTGCCAAGTAAATTTTCACTATGAGCAGCACTATACATTTTTGGAGCAATTTCATATCTTTTAGGAATAAATCCTTCTTTAGAATCTGGTAGTAGATAAATTATAGATAATATAAAAATTATTACTAGAAACCCATTTAATATGTTTGAAAAAATCATATATATATTAAGTTTTGAAAATTTAATAATTATAAAAACAACAACTTAAAATTATCGTTGTTCTCTATATATTATGTCAATGGAAGAACAGGTAATAAAAAGAAATGGTAAAAAAGAAACTATGTCTTTTGATAAAATAGCACGAAGAACAATGTTGTTGGGAAAAAATGAACTAAATATTAATTATAGTTCACTGAGTAAAAAAATTATAGAAAGATTGTATGATGGAATTTCAACAAGTATTATTGATGAATTAACAGCACAACAATGTGCTTCGTTAGCAACGACTCATACAGATTATGGTGTTTTAGCCAGTAGAATATTAGTTTCAAATCATCAAAAAAATACAGAAGATGACTATTTATCAGTTGTTTCTCAACTATATGATTATACTGACGGTAATGGAAAACATTCGCCATTAGTTTCGAAAAAATTTTACGATTTCGTTGTTAAAAATTGCGAAACAATAAATAGTTGGTTTGATTATACAAGGGATTATTTGATAGATTATTTTGGTTTTAAGACACTTGAAAGAGCATATTTGATGAGAACAGATGGTATTATTCAAGAAAGACCTCAACATATGTGGATGCGTGTAGCAATAGCTATACATATTGATAATCCTGATTGGAAAAATAAAATTAAAGAAACATATGACTTAATGTCATTAAAATATTTTACACATGCAACTCCTACATTATTTAATGCTGGAACAAATAGAGAACAAATGAGTTCTTGTTATTTGTTAGCAATGGAGCAAGATAGTATACAAGGAATATTTAATACCCTTACAGATTGTGCTAAAATAAGTAAATGGGCCGGTGGTATAGGACTTCATATTCATAATATAAGAAGTAAGGGTAGTCAGATTAGAGGTACAAATGGAACTAGCAATGGTATAGTTCCAATGTTAAGATGTTTTAATTCTACTGCTAGATATGTTGATCAAGGAGGTGGTAAGCGTGCTGGTAGTTTTGCTATATATCTTGAACCGTGGCATGCTGATATTCAGTCATTTTTAGATATGAAAAAAAATCATGGAGACGAGGAGCAACGTGGTAGAGATTTATTTTATGCTCTATGGATTCCCGATCTATTTATGAAGAGAGTAAAAGAAGATAAAGAATGGTCTTTAATGTGTCCAGATAAATCACCCGGATTGGCAGACGTATATGGTAATGACTTTAAAGTATTATATGAAAAATATGAAAAAGAAAACAGAGCAATTAAAGTTGTAAAAGCACGAGATATTTGGTATAAAATATTAGATAGTCAAATTGAAACAGGAACACCTTATATGTTATATAAAAACGCTTGTAATTATAAATCAAATCAAAAAAATTTAGGAACAATTAAATCTAGTAATTTATGTACTGAAATTATTGAATATAGTGATGAAAATGAAACTGCTGTATGTAATCTTGCAAGTATTGGACTAAGTAATTTTGTAGTTCCAAAAAAACATGAAATTCAAGAATTAATTATATATACAAAAGCAGATTGTGTGTATTGTAAATTAGCAAAACAATTATGTAAAACCAAAAATATACGTTATACTGAAATACATTGCGATAATGATGATTACAGAAAAGAACTATATAACACTCTTTCTGAAAAGTATAATAAAGAAATTAAATCAGTTCCACAAATAATTAATAGTAATAATTACATTGGAGGATATAGTGAATTAAATGAATTAGTTAGCGATGTTTTTGATTATGAAAAATTACACAAAGTAACAAAAATTGTAACTAGAAATTTAAATTCTATTATTGATAAAAATTTTTATCCAACCGAAAAAACTAAACGATCTAATTTTTTACATCGTCCAGTTGGTATCGGTGTACAAGGTTTGGCGGATACATATGCAAAAATGAATGTGCATTTCCATTCTGAAAAAGCAAAACAAATAAATAAAAACATTTTTGAGACTATTTATCACGGTGCTTTACAATCTAGTATGGAAATGTCAAAAGAAAGACATGAAAAAATGGCAGAAATATTACCTGCTTACAACGATAAATTCTGGACATTTAAAGATTCTAAACCTGAATGTAATACATATATGGTTAAAAATTTAAAAGATGAAACAATTAATAAAAAAATAAGGGAGGTTTCACCAATTTATAACGAAATAAAAAATTTAGATGAAGTTAGATTGGGTTGTTACAGTAGTTTTGAAGGATCTCCAGCAAGTAAAGGTATATTACAATTTGACATGTGGGGTGTAACACCTAGTGATAGATATGATTGGGAAAAGTTGAAGCGTAATATTCGTATACACGGTTTACGCAACTCTTTATTAGTAGCACCAATGCCAACTGCTTCTACTAGTCAAATTTTAGGAAACAATGAATGTTTTGAACCTTTTACTTCTAATATTTATGTTAGAAGAACTTTAGCAGGTGAGTTTATTATGGTTAATAAATTTTTGTTAAAAGAATTAATTGATTTAAATTTATGGAATGAAGATGTAAAAAATCAGATTATTCGTGATGGTGGTTCTATTCAAAATGTAAAACAAATTCCTAGCGCGTTGCGTAAAAAATACAAAATTGTTTGGGAAATACCTATGAAACATATTTTAGAAATGGCAGCAGACCGTGGTGCTTATATTTGTCAAAGTCAAAGTACCAATCTATGGATGAAAAATCCTACATATGAAAAATTAACTGCTATGCACTTTTTTGCTTGGAAGAAAGGATTGAAAACTGGTATTTATTATCTTAGAACCAAGGCAAAAGCAGCACCACAACAATTTACAATTGAACCAGATAAAAAGCCAACTAACGTTGATGATGAAGAAGAATGCTTGATGTGTGGTTCTTAATTATATAATAAAATTTATATTATTATATTATATAATGCCTAATTGTAAAAATCCAATAAAAAAACCTGATTTTAAAGATTTTTGTCAAGATATAGATATGGATAAATTATTTATGACTGATTCACCTTTTGCTTATAGTGGTAAATGGAAAGAAGCCTGTAAAAAAAATATTTCAGGAAAAGATCGTGGTATTTCTTTATTAAATAAACACGAAAGAGCATGGATTAAACCAAAAAATATTTCTAAAAAAAAATGGTTTGCCATGTCTGCAAAACAAAGAGGAAAAATGATGAAAAAATTGTGGGAAACTGAAATAAACGACTATAATATTTGCGCCGCTCAAGAATCATATAAAAAAGGTCGCAAATCTTTACAGGATATGTTAAACAAAAAACCCACACCACCACCATTACCACCTAGTTTATCTAAGGCAGATTTAAGAGCAGTTGGTATTGAAATTGATGATACTCCACCTCCTCCACCATTTCCCACAGAATTGTTACCTCCTCCTCCACCTTTGTCAAAAAAAAATAAATCAAGAAAACCAAAAAAACCATCTCCACGAAAAACAAAAAAACTATATTTAAATGAAAAACCTAACTTGAGTCCTAATAGTACAAAAATATGGGGTAATGTAAATGTTCCTTCTCCACATACACCAAAAGGTATTCCTCCACCACGTACACCAGAAGGTTCTCCTGATGATTGGGATGATTATAGTGGTGATAAAGTTACACCATTGAAATTGCCAAAAGGAATGATGGAAGCATTACAAAGAGCGGTAGGTAAAGGAAGTCGTAGAAAAAAAAGACAAAGAAAAAACAAAACTAAAAAACAAAGAAAAAAGAAAACACAAAAGAAAAAAAAGAAAAAGGTAAAAAAATCTAAAAAGGTTAAGAAAGGTAAAAAATAAATTAATATATATTATTTTATAAATATATATTAATGGCTTGTGAATTATTTAATTGTGTTCCAGAAATAAAAGAATCAAATGAAAGTGGAAAATTTATATGGAAACATAATTGTTCTGTTAAAAAAAGAAATTGTTGGGTTACAGAACACGAAATATATGAGGTTTGGAACGATATTTATAACTTATTTATTAATACTAAAATTATAAAATCATTTGAAAAAATGGTTGAAAATTATCTAAACAAAAAATGTAGTGTATATATTCCAAAACGTAGAAACAATACAAGTGTTTGTAAAGATATTATAATTAAAATTATTTTACATACCGGAAAAGAAATTGGTCATTTTAGTTTACATTCACAATTACCAAATTATTATGAAAAATCTCATAATAAAAATATATACTCTGGTTGTGGTTATTATAAAAAAAACAAAAATGATAAAAATGTTGGCGCGTTTCATTATAAATCAAATAATAACTATTTTATTCCAATAATTTTTGACAAAAATTTTAAAATATTACCAAAAAAAGTTATTGGTAGACAATTCACGCACTTTGAAATTTTTAATTTATTTTCAAATTTTTGGAATAATTTTATTAATAGTCAAATAGCAAATTATTCTTATAAAAACCTAACACCTATTAATGAAATAAATGAAATCGTTAATTTTATAACACCAATAAATATAAAGAATAATACATCAAATGAATGGGGATACTATTCTAATTTAAAAAGAAAAAGAAAAACTAAAACTAAAACAAAAACAAAAAGAAAAACACAAATAAAAAAAACAAAAAGAAAATTTATTAGTAAAACAAAAAGAAAAACAAGACGAAGAAAAAATAATTAAATTGATTTAATATATTTACATTTCAATATATTAAAATGAGTGAAAATAAAAAGGCATTAGTTTTTGATACAGAGACTACATCATTACCCAATACAAAAAATGGGAGATCCAGTTATGGATATATTGTTCAAATTAGTTGGTGTGTTATTGATTTGTCTACGCACAAACTTATAAAAGTAAAAGATCATATAATACGCTTACCTTTCAATGTTAAAATTCCAAAAGATTCTATAAAAATACATGGTATAACTAATAAAATTATGAGACAAAAGGGTATTCCTATATCGCCAGTGTTAAAAGAAATTATACAAGATATGCGAACATCATCATTGATTGTTGCACACAATATTAATTTTGATATTACTTACTTAAAAGTAGAAGCATTCCGTAATGGTTTAGGAAGGATTTATAACACAATAAATATTAAAGAGTACGACACAATGAAAAAAGGCATGGTAATAGCAAATACATACAGAATAAGTCCTAATAGCGGCAGAAAAGTATTAAAATCTCCAAAACTTGTAGAATTACACGAAAAATTATTTAATTCTACACCATCAAATCTTCATAATTCTTTAATAGATATATATGTTTGCTTAAGATGTTTTTATAAATTAGAATATGATGTAGATCTACTAACAATTAACAATAATTTCAAAAAAATATTCAATGATTTGTGTGAACCTCAATCTAAATCCAAACTGGATTCATCGTCACTATAATCACTATCTATATTAACTTCTACTTCTCTATCACTAGTTACAATATGAACCTCACGTCTTATACATCTTTCAAACCACGCACAACAACCATTTTCTATTGTATCATAAAAACAACCAATATTAATTAAAGGATATTCATCATAAATATCCCAACAACAACAAGATATACAATCATAAAAACAATTTATTATTGTTGAAACTATACACAAAAATATAGTCAATACTAAACAAATTGCTACTAATTGTAATAGACCACCTAATGTTGATAAAAACCAGGAATCATGAAAAAAAGGACGGTCATTAAAAGTTAAAAACCATAATACTCTACAAACTAATAAAATAGACAAACCAATAAATAATCCACGTATACATGCAACTCTTTCTGCCATATCTCTTGAAACACGAAAACAACAAACAAAATAAACTTGTTCTCTATATTTAAGTTTTTTCATTTTTTTCTTTTTTATTTCTCTTCTACAAGCAGGACATAAATTTCCTGAAATTTTTTTTAAACATTTTTTACACATTGGATAATCACATTTTTCCAATGGGCATATAATAACATTTTCTGTTGTTAAACAGCAATTGCATTCTTTTTCTTTTTTTACTTCGTCTTTTATATCTATAACAATTTCTGTTATTTCTAATTTATTTACAGGTTCAGTCATTAACAAATATAAAAAAATTAATTTTATATTTGTTATCTATATCATTTAAGCATATTGCTTACATATACCAAATGTTTTTCTATGGTATTTGGTAATACCATATTCTTTAATACCTTCCAAATGTTTTTTAGCACCATATCCTTTATTGCTTCTTATACTATAATATTCTTCAAATGTTGGATTTTCATCACATATATTTTCAATATACTTATCTCTTTCCACTTTAGCTATTATTGAAGCTGCGGCAATTGGTGTGTACTTGTCATCTCCTCCACGTATACATGTATAAGGAATTATTTCATCTTCCAACCAATAAGGTTTAAACATATTTCCATCGACTAAAATATGTTCAGGTTTTACTAATAATTTATCCAATACTTTATGCATTCCATCTAACGTGGCACTGAGAATATTCATTTCATCTATTTTTTTTTCACTATAACTAAATACAGACCAATCTACAGCATTTTCTTTAATATAATCATATGCTATCAATCTATTTCTTTCTGATAACTTTTTACTATCACGCATTAAACTATGATTAAAATCATCTCCTGGTGGCAATATTGCTGCGCCTATAAATACCGCTCCAAAAAGTGGTCCTCTACCTGCTTCGTCAATACCTGCTTCTAATTTATCATCATAATAATATCTTTTCAATTCTGTTTTTTTGCTTTTACTCATAATATAAATATATAATTGTATATGTTTATATTATTTTTGAACAGTTGGCAGGCAATTTTTTTCACATGGATTCTCTGTTACTTTAGTTGTTCTAGCGGCAGCACGTTTGGCATCAAATGATTGACCAGTATTTCCAACAATGGCATTTTTTCTTAAAGCGTCAGCATTGTACATCCCTTTAATAAATCTAGTATTTTTATTAACTGGTTTAACTCCTTTTTTTTGTATTCGTTTACCATCTTTATCAGTAGAATAAGAATTAAATCCATTGCGAACTCTTCCGTGTGTTAAAGCAGGCATATAATATACTATGCTATATTTTTTTTTATTAATATAATTTATATAATGAAATTAAAAAAAATACACTTATTTGCAATTATCCTAGGTGTTCTTATTTTATCTAGTTTAGGAATTCATATGCAAGAATCTTTTTCAAGTGGTATAAAAAAACAAGATATACCAGAAGGCGATGATGATTTATATGTAAAAAAAACTGAAATTGTACCACCAGTTTGTCCTAAATGTCCAGATAGTAGATCATGTCCAAGACCTAAACCTTGCCCACCTTGCGCACCCTGTGCTAGATGTCCTGAACCAGCATTTGAATGTAAAAAAGTTCCAAATTATTCAGCAGCATCTAATAGTATGTTACCAACAGCACAAGTTATGGGTATGAAACCAAATAATGTTGGTGGTGGTTCTCTAGGCGGACACGAACCTATTCCTAGATTATCTAGTTTCGCTAATTTTTAATTTAATTTTATTTATGTTATAATAAAATTAACGTGTTTTTTCAACTTTTTTATCCATATGAAATGTTTTCATGCGATTGTTTTGTGGTACTATTTTCAAACACAATTTTGCTTTTTTTCCGTAAAAAGGCTCTGTACAACCTTTTTCTTTTTTACGTGTTTTATTTTTTTTTATTTTTATTATTTTTTTCTTTATTTCTTTTTTTGTACAACGCGAACGAAAATTTTCATATCTATCTCTTACATCACAAAAACTTAACCCTGATTTTTTTCCTAACATTTTATTTACGTGTTCATGTAAACCATAAACCCATCTTGAAAATTTATCTCTATTTTTTAGATCACATTGACGTAATGGATGAGCTTTAAGATTTTTTCGTAAGTTTATTCTACAATATTTACATGGCATTACATGTTTAAGATTTAATATTAATGTTTTATAATGTTTTTTTTGCTCTTTTGTAGGTTTTACTGGATAATTAAAAGATATTGTATGTAATGTATGCCATAAACTAGGTCCCCAAACACTGGTTAACATTCCCTCACTACTACTATAATCTTTTTTTCTATATACTTTTTTAGTTTTGTTACTAGATTTTTTGTTTTTTTTACGAGTTTTCATTATATTAATTTTAGAAAAAAATATATACAAATTAATTTTTTATAAAATCGATTATATCATCTAACAAAACATATTTATCATCATCTAAAACAATATTATATTTTATTTTCCATAATGCTTTATATAAATCTTTATCGCTATAATATTTAGAAATATCTATTTTAACCATTTTACCCAAATAATTACGCACAAACATTATATTAAATAAAATTTATTCTTTAATTCGTTTATATTATCGTTATTCTCTCTGATTATATTATAATAATGGCTCTGGCTGATTTAGATTATAAAAAATATGGTTTATGGTTTATTATTGCTGTTGTATTTATTGGTTTAGCATTTTATGTTTATTCTTCTTATATATCTCCAAAAATAAATCCACAATTTGTTGAAAATAAAGAAATTGTATCTTCTATGGATGATGATACGAAAGATGTTGAAGCAGTAGATTTAATTTTATTTAAAGTTGACTGGTGCCCACATTCCAAAAAAGCAATACCGATTTGGAATAAAATAAAAGAAGAATGGGAAAATAAAAAAGTTAACGGAAAAAGACTTGTATTTAAAGTAATTGATGGCGATAAACAAGAAAATGAAATTAATAAATTTGAAGATCAATATAAGAAACGAATCGATGGTTTTCCAACAATCATAATGGTGAAAGATAAAGATATTGTTGAATATGATGCTAAACCAGATATGAAAACATTTGAAGAATTTTTAAACACTGTTGTTTAATGATTGTAAAAATAATTTTGCTTTTTTGATACCTTTTTCAAACATATTTTTACGATATTCTTTATTTGCAAAAAAATCATAACTATTTTCATTACTTAAAGAACTTTTATGTTCAAATTTAATCTCATACTTTAATATTTTTTCACTTTCTCTTGTAAAATTTACTAATAATTTTTGAATAATCTTATAAATAAATTTAAATATATCATCATTTTGATTTATTTGAATTTCTTCTGCTGGTGTTAAAACCGCAATTCCAAATGTTTCATCTTTATTTCCATACTTTAATATTTCGCGATCTGGATAATTTTTTATTAAACCAGAATCAATATAATACGTATTATTTAAATATTTAGGTTTAAAAATTAATGGGATAGAACATGAACAATACACCCCATCAATTATTTTCATATGTGGTGTAGTTTTATACGAAAATTCATCTAAACTAAACGTATTTAAATTTACACTGCTTATAATTAAATGTTTATTTGAATAATTATATAAATCTAAAAAAGTTATATCTTCATCTAATTCAACTGCTTTTAATAAATTACTTAATATTATTTTAATTAGTTTATCATCTATAACACCTTTATCACTAAAAAAATTTAAAAATGTGGAACTATTAAAATTTAACTTTTCCAGTGATTTATGCCAGGGTCTTTCTATAAAATAGTCAACAATATCATTTAATTCTATTTTTAAACATAATACAACTCCAATTAATGAACCTACCGAAGCACCGTAAATCGTTTCTATTTCATTTAAATTTAAATATTTTTCTTCTACAAGTTGTTTTATTATACCTAAAAAAATTATACCATTTAACCCTCCACCACTTATTAATAAATTTTTTATTGTCATTATTAATAAATAAAGTTTATTTTTTATTCTTTTTTTCTCATAAAACATTAATGGACGATAATTTCAATGAAAAAATATCTTTAGATGACCTATTTGTAACTAAAGAAGCAAATCAAAAAAATACCATTAAAATTTTTCAAAAAATTTTAGCAAGAGCACATAAAAAAATAAAAACTGCTTCGCGACAAAAATTTAATAATGATTTTGTTTTTTTTGTTGTTCCTGAATTTTTATTAGGAGTACCAAAATATGACGTTGGTTTATGTACATCATGGATTATAGAAAAATTAATCGATAATGGCTTTCATATAAAATATACTCATCCTAATTTATTATTTATTTCGTGGAATCATTATATACCTAATTTTAAACGAACAGAAATTAAAAAAAAATATGGTGTAAATATTGATGGTTTTGGAAATGTAAAAGAAAAGAAAAACAAAAAAAATAATGAACCGGAAAATGTAAACGATCTCATGTTTAAAAAAGAAAAGAAAGGAATACTTAAAAAAGATAATAATAAAAAATATACTTCTATTTCTTCATATAAACCTACCGGTAATTTGATATATAATGATGAATTATTTAAAAGTATACAAGATAAAACTACATAAGTAAAGTTCTTTAAATATAATTTATGTTAATTATATTTACTATTTTTATACTTAAGCAATTTTTATTTTTGCCTATTTTTTATAATTTATTCAATATTCTGGAATAATGATTTTCTTTATATTAAAAAGTTAAAAAAAGTATTTAATTAAAAATATACTTAAGCAATTTTTCTTTTTTTCTAAAAGTTTTTTCGATTTTGTAAATTTGGACATTTTAAAAATGTCCAAAATCAGAAAAGTGCAAAAAGTTTGTGAAAATTTGTGTTCCACTAGATACTCTAGCAAAAAATAAAAAAACACATAAAAATTATGTAGGGGATTTATGGTAAGGACAAATTTTTGAAAAAAAAGTTAAAAAATCATGATTTATTTTTTGAAAAATATGGATAACAAAAAAAACGGCAAAAAACGGCAAAATAGATATGATAAATATACAAATTGTATTACGTAACTTTTTTGTTTAGTTATTAACAAAAATGTTACTGTAATGAAAAATGGATAAAAAATGGATAAAAAAAAAACGGTACAGGAATTACAATAACAAAAATAAAAAAAGTTATAAAAAAATAAAGAAAATGTAGAAAAGTAATTAAAATAAAAACAATATTAACAGTTTTTTTTATTATCCATATATATGAATAATAAAAAAAACGGAAAAAAACTGGAAATGAAATATCATTGTATAAAATGTGACTTTCACAGTAACGATAAATGTGATTATGAGAGACATTTATCAACCCGTAAACATAAATTGGATAATTTGGATAATAAAACGGATAATAAAACGGATAATAAAAAAACTGGATTTTTATGTCAAAATTGTGGTAAAAAATATAAGTATCAGAGTGGATTGTGTAAACATAGAAAAAAATGTAACCAAATAAAAAATAGAAAATCAAAAATTAGAAAAAAAAGAGCAACAAAAGAAAAAACAGACAATGAAAAAGAGATATTGAAAACGGAAATTAAAGAATTAAGAAGTATGATGAAAGAAATGATAAAAAAACAAAATGAAACAAATGAAAATTATTATAAAACATTAGATAAGGCTATTGCAAAAGCAGGTGATACATTTAACCAAAAAATGTCAATAAATGTTTATTTAAATGAATATTGTAAAAACGCAATGAATTTAACTGATTTTTTAAAAGATTTACATGTCTCTTTAGACGATTTACAATATACAAAAGAACATGGTTATGTAAAAGGTATAAGTAATATTTTTATGAAACAATTAAAAGATTTAAAGCCTACAGAAAGACCAATTCATTGTAGCGATACAAAAAGATTGCAATTTTATATAAAAGACGAAAATAAATGGGAAAAAGATAAAACACACGAAAAATTAGATGAATCTATTCAAGATATAACTATAAAACAAATTAAACATATTAGAGAATGGGAGAAAGAAAATCCAAACTATTTAAAAGATGAAAAATTATTAGTAGAATGGCATAATATGGTTCATAATGCTATGGGCGACGATGATCATGAAACCAGAAATAAAAATAAAAAAATTATAAAACAAGATATAGGTAATATTATAGAAATACAAAAACAACTTACAAATGATTAAATTTATAATTTATAATAATAATCATTTATATTTAATTTATTTTACTGATTTCATCATTTAATTCTTTAATCTTATTTATTCGTTCTTCATCTTTACGCATCCATTTATCCCATTGATCACAAAATGATTGTAATCCTTCATAGTAATTGTCATAAATATCATTATATATTTGTTCTTCGTTTTTTAATTTTTCACTTAATTTGGGACCCAACACATTAATGCTTCTATTGTAATCTGTATGATTCAAAATAATCTCATTTATATCCAATGACCACAAATTAATTTCTCCTGATTGTTTTATTTTTATTTCACCAGTTCCACCTTTATCTGAAACACTAGATTTAACAAATTCTTGTATATTTACTGATTCATTATTCCGTGTTGGTTTCGTGTAAAACTTATAAAATTCTAGGAAAAAATTTATACAATTTTTTGCATCATTTGCTAAAAATTTTCCACCATCTTTACCATGTTTTGATAACCAATTTACAGGAATTTTTAATTTGTTTATAAACCCTGCTATATCCTTAAATGGTTCAGGATTATCTAACATTGGAAAATACGGAGTGTCATTATATGCATTTATATCTTTTATTAAATCAATAGTTGACATTTTATTTTTACTATAAGTGTTTACTTTTTCAGGATGTTTTTCCGTATCTTTTTTATATTCCTTTAAAACACCATTACCATTTTTTTTTGTCCACTCATATATTTTTACTTTCTCTTCATCTTTTTCTTCTTTTTCATTTTTGTTATTTTTAAATTTAAATGTTGAATTAACTTGTTTCATTTCTTTTATTGCTTTTTGTATTTCGCTATTTTTATCATTCATATTATCTATAACTTTAAAACTTTTATCACAAGTAATAAAAGGTAGCGTATTGTATAAAAACGTCAAGGAGTTTAATGTATTATGAAGTATTGTAAAATATTGTTTTACTTTTACCATATAGTCTTTTTTCTTAAAATATTTACTGTCATAGTCTCTACTTTCTTTTGCTTGTCTGTCATTAGGATCGTCAGTAGGTAAATAAGGTGGAGGAATGTTAACTAAATATTGTAATCCCATTTCAAATATATATAAATGTTGCATGATAAAAACATACATTGTAAAAATACACGGTAATGATGCTTCTTTTTTATTATTCAACCCAAACTTTTGTTTTTTTTTTGGTTGTTTATATTCTGGATTTAATTTTGGAAATAATGTATAAAATTCTTCTCGAGATAAAGCTTTTTCTTTTAGTTTGTCTTCATTAACCAACTTATAATTTTTACAACTTTCCTGAAAAGTTTTATCAGTAATAGAAGGATATTGTAACAATCTATTATTATGATATATCCATGGATGTCCAAAATCAAAAATATTAATTTTAACGTGATTTTCATTTAATGTAATAGATACACTTGAACCAATAAAAGCAATTCTTGATTTTTCCTCTACTTTCATAAGTTTAATAAATTCTTTTATTTTATCAACTTCTTGATTCATTGATGATATTAATAGTTGTCTTTTATTATGTTTACTTTCATAATCACTATCTTCAATGTGTGAAAACATCTCAGTAAACATAAACATTGGTTTAATTCTATAATTATTCATTTTATAATCTTTACCAGTTGTTTGTAAAGCAAGATTTTCTGCTCTCTTTATAGGTTTAAATAAATGAACAAAATTTAATGCTTTATATTGCTCTTTTAATGTACAAATATAATTAAACATTTCATTTTTATATTCATTTTTATCGTCTTCGTGTTTATCTAAATTTACACCTTCTAATCGAAACCCATATCTACTTGAAATACTTACATTTTTATCGCGAAAATTTGCGCTTTTTGTTGCTTTTTTCCCTTTATCTTCACCAAACACTGTTTTTTTACCTATTTTACAATCGTAAAGACGAACTGGTTTTTTTTTGTCTTCTTGATTTTGTGTATAGTATCTTACTGTTTCATATGGATTTTCTATTGCGAAGTATAATTTTCCATTAAATCCATCATCTTCAGCATATATATATTTGTTTGGTTTTGATTTTTTATTTAAAATTTTGAACATTAAATTTTCTCTGAAATATGATAAAGCATCATTATCAATATTATTATGTAATAATTCATAAATAGATTTTTCAAGTATTCCTATCATATTTTCTTTTACACAAGCCTTGTTATATTTTTGTACATTAAAATTACCCCTAGTATTTGTTTCAATATCAGCACCATTTTTTATTAATTTAGTTTCATTCGTAGTATAAGTTAGTTCAACTGTTTCAATATTATCTAATTTATGTATTCTTATTTGTTGTTTTAAATTACCTACCATATTTTTTATACTACATTTATCACTTGATAATGGATTTAATGATCCACCACATTGTTTTTTGGGCTTTTTTGGTTGTTTTTTGGAACTTTCTCCATTATTAAAAAATACTTTACCAGTCCACATAACTTTATCTGGTTTATATTTAATAAATGTTCCAGCATGTCCTGCTGCTTGTTCTTGTATTCCAGAAGGTTTTGCGTTTTCATCTTCAAATATATTTTTTGTAAAAGAAAAAATGGCATTTTTATTTGAAGGCACACCTGTTATTGGTTTAGGTGGTATTAAATCATCAGGCAATTTTATACGTGGATGCGGCGTAGGACGATTTGGTGGAGGTCCTGGACGGACATCATCATCTTTTACTTCTGTTGGATCATCATCTTTTACTTCTGTTGGATCATCATCTTTTACTTCTGTTGGATCATCATCTTTTACTTCTGTTGGATCATCATCTTTTACTTCTGTTGGATCATCATCTTTTACTTCTGTTGGATCATCATCTTTTACTTCTGTTGGGTCATCATCTTTTACTTCTGTTGGGTCATCATCTTTTACTTCTGTTGGATCATCATCTTTTACTTCTGTTGGGTCATCATCTTCTATTTTTTGTATTTCTTGAATACCATCATTTACTAGTTCACCCTGAACTCCTGTTGTACTATCTATAGAATCAATATTGTCAGTATTAGTATTTGTTGTATTAATAGTTGGTGAAACAGGTTGTATTTCATCGATAGTTTTTTTCTGAATAATATCATCTATTTCTTTTATTTTATCATTAATTTTCTTCCATGTCTCTTGATTTATTTCTTTTTCTTTACAATCACCATCCTTTAATGCAATTATTTTTTCTTTAATTCCTTCTAATATGCTTTTTTCTGAACTTTCATTTATTTCATTTATTTTTTCTATACCATTGTAAGCCTTTTTACATTTATCTTGTTCATCTTTTATCGTTTGTTTACGTTCTTCTAACGCCTTTATACGCATATTTAATGGATTTAATTGAGTATTGCTACATTTTTCGTTTTCTGCCTTATAATTTTCAGTCTTTAACAAATCATTTCCTTGTGTTATGTATCCATCTATAACATTCATTGAAACAAATGAATTGACATCTTCACTTTTGGCTAAAAAATCTTTAAACTCTTCTCTACATTGTGCTGCTAATTCATCAGTCTTTGCTTGTTCTTCTGCTTTTCTTTCTAATTCTGCTTGTTCTTCTGCTTTTTTTTCTGATTCTGCTTGTTCTTTTGCTTTTTGCTCTTCAATTTCTTTTGCTTTTTGTTCTTCTTCTTCTGCTTTTTTTCGTTCTTTTTCTGCTTCAGAATTTTCCTCTGCTATTTTATTACCTTCACCATATTTTTCATCATGTAATTTTTTTACATGTTCAGAAAGAACCAGTTGAACTTTTTTACATGTTTTCATAAATGTGTCATACTTTTCTATTTTTTCACACATTTCTAATGTTTTTCCATAATCATCAAGCATGGTATTTAATTCTTTTATTTTATCATCTGGAAAACCTTTATTTGATGTTAAATTATAACATTTATCTTTGAAATTTTTATAATCATTCATATTTGTAAATTGATCAATATTTCTATCACATAAATCTAAAATTTCTTTGGGGTATGGTTCCTCTTGTTTTTCCGGTTCTATTTTTTCTTCTTCTTTTGTTTGTTCTTCTCTTTTTTTTGCTGCTTCTTCTTTTTCTTTTTTTGCTAGTTCTTTTTTCATATGTTTTTGTTCCCTTTTAAGTGTTCTTAGATCGTCCATTAAACCTTTGTTGAGTTCTTCTCCACAATTATTTTCTTTTAATTCATTTTTATATTGTGTTATCAAATCTCCAGCAGCAGGTGTTAATGATTCCTTATTTATTTGATCGCTGTATTTTTTGCCTTCATCATTTCTTATTTTTTCACATTTATCTGTGAATACTTTTTTTCTTTCTTCTTCTTTTCGTGCTGCTTCTTCCTTTGCTTTCTTTTCGGCCTCTTCTTTTCGTTTTCTTTCTTCTTCTTCTTTTCGTTTTCTTTCTTCTTTTGCTTTCTTCTCTGCTTCTTCTTTTGCTTTCTTGTCTGCTTCTTCTTTTGCTTTCTTGTCTGCTTCTTCTTTTGCTTTCTTCTCTGCTTCTTCTTTTCGTGCTGCTTCTTCCTTTGCTTTCTTTTCGGCCTCTTCTTTTCGTGCTGCTTCTTCTTTTCGTGCTGCTTCTTCTTTTCGTTTTCTTTCTTCTTCTGCTTTTTTTCTTTCTTCTTCTTCTTTTCGTTTTCTTTCTTCTTCTGCTTTTTTTCTTTCTTCTTCTTCTTTTCGTTTTCTTTCTTCTTCTGCTTTTTT